CAAGTAAAGAGCTTTGAGATATGGATGGAAACAGTTGCCGACATTAAGACAGGCAACGATGACCCAAAAGCCATCAGCCCGACAGCGTAAGGCGGCTATTAGTAATAGTTGCTCTTAAGACTGGTATCCCGATTCAATATTGGGATGATTGGGACGATGTAGCAACGGCAGTCGAGCTGATAAAGGAGATGGATAGCAATGGCTGAAGAAGTGGCAGCATTTGACCGGACAGAGCTTCGGCAAGTGTATAAAGCCTTCTCCTTGCTAGGCGATGAAGCCAAAGCCGAGGCTCGCCAGACTTCTAATAATCTTGCTACTTATCTTCAGCAACAAATTGCTGCCAAAGCTTCTACTCGCGTTAAAGGGCAACAAGCCATTAATCGAATCGTTAGCGGATCTAAAGTATCTAAGACCAGCACTACTGGCGAAATCAAATATGGCTTTGCTAGTCAAAGATTTAGCGGAGGGGCTAATACTCAAATGCTTTGGGCTGGCTTTGAATTCGGTTCAAATAAGTTTAAGCAATTCCCTGCTTATTCTGGCAGACAAGGGCGCGGCTCTCGCGGTTGGTTTATTTATCCAACCTTGCGCCAAGAGCAGAAGAATATTGTGGCACAATGGACTAGAGCATTTAACAAGATATTAGATAAGTGGGGCATCGGTGGCATCTGATTCAAGAGCCTTAACACTCAAGCTACTAGCAGATACAGCTGACTTTCAAAAGAAACTGAAAGATGGATCTAAAGAAGTCGATGATATTGGCGAGCGCGCTAAAGAATTTGGCAAGAAGGCGGCAGCAGCCTTTGCAGTCGCAGGAGCAGCAGTTGGCGCATTTGCCATTAGCGCGGTTAAAGCAGCAGCCGAAGATGAGGCCGCTCAACTTAAATTAGCCGAGACAATACGCAGCACCACTAAAGCAACAGATGACCAAATCAAAGGTGTTGAAAAATACATAACCCAAACCTCAATTGCTGCTGGGATTACTGATGATCAATTGCGTCCAGCATTTAGCCGTTTGGTTCGCAGCACTAATGATGTTGAAGATGCTCAAAAACTACTAAATTTAGCATTAGATTTAAGTGCAGCAACAGGCAAGCCGCTTGAATCCGTTACTAACGCGCTTGGTAGAGCTTATGATGGCAATACCACAGCCCTTGGAAAGTTGGGCTTAGGCATTGATGCAGCTGACCTTAAATCTCAAGATTTTGATACAACCTTCCAGCAACTAACTAGCACCTTTGGCAACTTCTCGGAGAATGAAGCGCAAAGCACACAGAAACAAATGGAACGCGTCAAGATAGCCCTTGATGAAGCCAAAGAATCTATCGGCGCAGCTTTGCTCCCAGTTGTCCAAGAATTAACCGCTTGGATATTGGAGAACTTTATACCAGCACTTGAGGCGTTTATTTCTGGGCTTACTGGTTCTGGTGGGCTTGATGAATCTCTGAGTGAAACTCAACAGACAGCCGTTGAATGGGGCAAGAAGGTAAGAGGGTTTATCGATACAGTGATTGAGCTGAAAGACGAACTATTCTTCCTCGCTGGAGTATTGGCAACAGTATTTGTAGTAAGCAAGATAGCAGCTGGAGTTCAAACCACTATTCTCTTAATACAAGGGCTAGTCGCTGCTTATGTTGCTTTAAGAAATAGCGCAGTCGCAGCAGCTATTGCATCCCGATTCGCATTAAATCCTTTAGCTGGCCTTGCTACTGGAGCGGCAGTTGTCGGAGCGATTATTGCAGCAGTTAAATTATTTGATAATCAAACAGCAGCAGCAGCAGGAACTGGCGCCAATACAGTTTCATCAGCTAGCTTGCCAGAAGGTTTTACAGCAGGCACAGCCATTAAAGGAACTAGTGGCGGAGGCGGTGGCGGTGGCGGCGGTTTTAATATTAGTGGCGGTGGGGGCGGCGGTGGAAGCAATGTCGCAATTTCCAAGCCAAGCCAAACACTTATTGAGCAAGTTAGCGAAGCTAATTTTATTAAAAGAACAGCAGGGACAGGATCGTTTGATGTCGCTGGTGTAAGACGGGCCGATGAGCGCGGTAATGTAATAATCAATGTAAATGCCCCATCTGCTATTGATGAAGAAGGATTTACCAGAGCAGTAATCTTGGCGCTCAACAACTCCACTAATCGCGGAACTACTGGCGCTGGCGATTTAAGGACTTCGGCTCAAATCCTATGACCCTTTGGACTCCCGATTGGAAGATTCTAGTCAATGGCAGCGAATTAACCTCGGTTACTTTAAGCAACTTAACTATTACCTCTGGCCGTCAGGATATTAACTCACCTACTCCAGCAGGGTATTGCTCGCTAGAAGTAATAAATACAAATGGCACTAATTATGATTTCAGTATTAACACCGCAGTAACTATTGAAGTCAAAGATACGACTGGAACTTACGTATCTATATTTGGCGGTCGCATTTCAGACTTAAGGCAAATCGTCAGGAGCGCAGGATCTAGCGCAGTAATCACTAGCTTAAGAATTACGGCCATTGGAGCTTTGGCTAGAACGCAGAGAGCAATATTTAATGGCAACTTAGCGGAAGGTTTAGACGGCGCGCAGATTACGGATTTACTAGATGAGCTATTGCTATCTAGTTGGAATGAATTGCCACCAGCCGAGACTTGGGCAACTTACAACGCGACAGAGACTTGGGCGCAAGCTGGCAATATTGGCTTTGGAACAATTGACGCTGGCGAATATACGATGGTCAGCCGTCAGATTTCGGATAGCATCATCTACCCAATTATTAATCAAATTGCTAGCTCGGCCCTTGGTTATATGTATGAAGATGCCAACGGCAATATTAACTACGCGGATGCCAGCCATCGCCAAGATTATTTGATAGCCAATGGATACACAGACTTAGACGCTTCTCACGCCATCGCTTCCGGCATTGGCGTCATTCAGCGCCAAGGCGATTTAAGCAATAAGATAATTATGGACTATGGCAACAATTTCAATAACTCCTATACTGCTCAGGATTTAGACTCTCAAGCGGAATTTGGCCTATTTGCCGAGCAATTCAATAGCTATCTAAAGAACGCGGCTGATGTCGAGGATGTAGCAGATCGCTTAATTGGTCTAAGGGCTTGGCCTAGAAATACCTTCCAATCGATTACCTTTGCTCTTCAATCGCCAGAGATTGATGACGCTGATAGAAACGCCCTATTAAATATATTTATGGGCCAGCCAGTCAGAATTACCAACCTGCCCCTCAATATCCTAGGTGGCGAATTTACTGGCTTTATTGAGGGCTGGACTTTCAACGCTTCAGTCTCGGGCCTATCAGTAACCTTCTTGGCTACCCCAACAGAGTTCTCGGCCTTTGCTCAACAATGGGCTCAGGTCAATGCAGCAGAAAGCTGGAATAGTGTGCTCAATACCTTAGAATGGCAAGATGCGATAGGAGTTATTAGCTAATGGCCAATACCACAAACTTCAACTGGGAAACCCCAGATGATACGGATCTAGTCAAGGATGGCGCAGCTGCCATCAGAACCCTTGGCTCGTCCATCGATACTTCATTCGTTGATCTCAAAGGTGGGACAACTGGACAAGTGTTAAGCAAGGCATCAAATACCGATTTGGACTTTACTTGGACGGCTGATGCTTCAGGTATTCCAGCAACTATTTTTGATGCTAAGGGAGATATTATCGCAGCTTCTGCTGCTGATACTGCTGCAAGATTGGCCGTTGGCGCTAACGGGACAGTTCTTACCGCAGATAGCGCGGAAACTACTGGCTTGAAGTGGGCTGCCCCTGCTGGTTCTCCTGGTCTTGCTTTATCTTCAATTGCAACTGGAACGGCAAGCGGTTCAAGTTTAAGCATAACTGGATTATCTAGCTATGACCAAATAGATTTTATGATTAAAGATGTTGGATTGAGCACAACTGCTAATTTATTATTTCGCATAAATAGCAATACTGGAAATAATTATCGTTCCGCTACTTTAATACAAAGCGGCAGCACTACGGATTTCACTTCGGGCGCTACTGAAACTTCTTTTAATACAACTCCAAATGATACAAAAGGCACTAGCGCTGGTAATCAAGTTTTGTATGCAAGGCTCACAAATTGTAAGGCTACGGGATTTACGACTTGCCAATTCATACACTATTATCGCAATAATTCAAGCGTTGGTTTTAGCAATTGGCAAATGGGTATTTACCAAGTAGCAGAAGCAGTAAGTTCTTTTCAATTTTTGCCATCAGCAGGAACTTTTAGTGGAGGTAGTTATAATGTCCTTGCAGGATAAAGTTGTAATACTCGAACATAATGTAGAAACAGGCGAAGTAATAGAAATTATTACTGACGAACAGCAATTAAATCGTAGTGTAAGTTTAGAATTATTAGAGAAACAAACAAAAATTAACGCCGCCAAGTTAGCAGCCGAGGCTAAATTAATGGCTTTGGGTTTAGACTTAGACGATCTTCGCGCTCTAGGGCTCTAAAACAATCTATAAAAATAATGGCCAGACTTTGTGCAGCAGGTATTCAGCTTCGGGAGCAAATCGATGACGATTATCCTGATCGCGATAGGAAGTCTGACGGCTGGATTGCTGACGCTAGGCATCTTGCTAAAGGCAGTTCTGACCATATACCAATCGATGGAATCGTTAGAGCTTTAGATATTGATGCTGACTTATCAGCTCACAAAGAAGAGGCTTACGCGCTAGTTGAGAAGATTCGCAAGTTAGCCAAGAAGGGCGATAAGCGAATTAAATACATAATTTATGATGGAAAGATTATGAGTCCGATACTGGGATGGAAGCGCAGAGCTTACAAAGGCGCTAACCCTCACCGGTCGCATTTCCATATTTCATTCACAACTTTGGGAGACAAAGATGGCAGTTATTTCAACCTCGAAGGAGAAGCTAATGAGCGACTTAAAGAAAATGGCAGAGAGCTGGGCAAAGACATTCCTAGCAACGGCGCTAGCGACATATCTAGCAGTCGGCCTAGATGTAAATGCAATTGCCAATGCAGCTCTCGTATCAGTCTTGCCTAGCATCATTAACTGGCTAAACCCTAACTACGAAAGATACGGCAGACTCAAGTAATGGCGGCTACTGAGCTAGCAACCCTAGTAGCCTCAGTATTAGGATCTATCGCCTTGCTGATTGCTGGACTTCGCTACATAATTAAATTGGAGAATATTCCAATAGTGTCGCGCCTCGATAAAATGGAGAGTCAGTTAGAATTGGCCCTAGCGAGAGGGGTCAGAAATGGCAACGCGAAAGCGCGTAAGTAAGAAGCGACCTAAGAGGCGTAGGACTACTAAAGAAACGCCTTTAACAAAGCTTGATTTCTGGGCTATCGCTGCCAATGAAGTTTATAAGGCTTGTCGCAGAGCTGGGATGGATGAAGGAACTGCTTTGGCCTTTGCTATGGATCGCAGCTCTTATCCCGATTGGATAGTTTCTGCCGATGACCCAATTAAGAAGATTGGTTGGGAAGATGGAGAAGAGGACAACTAATCTACTTTAGAGAGGTTGAACTTTTCGAGGCTCTCAAGTCGCTTTATCCAGACTTGACGCCTTTATCAGCGACCGACCGAGCAGATGGCATTACCCACAATTCCTATATCGAGCTTAAATGCCGTAGGACTCATTACGATACTTTGATGATTGAGAAGAAGAAGTGGGATTATCTGGCCGATATAAGGGCTAGAACGGGCGCTAAGACACTTTATATCAATGCCACACCTAAAGGGGTCTATCAGTTTGATTTAGGGGCTATAAACGAGCCTGAGTGGGCTTTAAAGCGCCTTCCTATAACTACCGACTTTGCCAATAAAGCAACTAACGAAAGACTGGCTGGCTTCCTAGATATTCGCCACGCCGAGCTATTACTTGTCTAAATAGATTTAAGCAAATACATTTATCCCGTAAATCCATTTAAGGATTACAGAACGGGAGAGAAATGATAAATAAAGTAACACTAATTCGATTTGATTCTCAAGCAGGGGCTTGGACTGATGAAACAAATTGGGTTAAGGGATCAATAATAAGAAGATTCGCTAAAGAGCGGATGGGTAAGAAGCAGCTGAGAGGCCGTTTATCTAAGGCTGAAATCTCTGCATATTGGTTAGATAAATATGGGGTGAGCGCAGATGTTGCCTAATTTATCTGATGAATCAGTAGTAGGAATAATTATTGGCGTTCCATTTATCGGCCTTTATATCTGGAGTTTATTTACTTCAGCCAAAGCCAAAGCTTTTAATGAAGGCTATAAGAGAGGTAGGTCAAGTGTCCGATACACAGAAATCGTTAAGTGAATGGCTTGAAGAAGCTGGTGCTACCTTATTCGACCGAGGGATTGAGTATGGAGACCCGAGGCACAATTTTCTACGCATTTACAAAATCGCGAGAGCACTCGGTATTCAGCTCAGAGACCCATCTGAATTGGCACTTATTGCTATTGCAACAAAACTCTCAAGAATGGTGGAAAGTCCAGAGCGCGAGGATTCGTATCTCGATCTCATTGGATACGCCGCTATCTTGGGTCGATGCAGATTTTCTACTCCAGAAGATTGGGACGACATTGAGTCTGACTCGCAATCATAATCAAAATCAATACTGCGATTACTGCAAATATCGCTGGGGAGCAAATAAGAACGGCTGGGATTTAAGAGCAATGACGCCAGCAGTTTGGAAAGTCCAAAGCGAGACACCGCTTCGCAAAGCACAGGTCAGGTTCTATTGCCAGCCTTGCGCCGATGAAGCACAGAACTGGCCAGATGGCACATTTTATTCATTGAAAGAACAGTTAGAAGATGCGATAAATGATTTCGCAGGGAGAGAGAAGTTAAATGTCGAATTACCTTGATGATTATGTAAGTGTTCAGGACAGACTAAAGGAGTATATAAATGATTTTCCGGACTATAGAATTAAAACGCATATATTGGCAGAGTCGCTTGTCGCTAATTGTGATGTCTATATCATTAAAACTGAGTTATATCGCACTGAAGCTGACGCACATCCTTGGACTACAGGTTTATCCTCAGAGTCTAAATCCAAGCAATATGCACTCGAGCTTGCGGAAACTGGATCTCTGGGACGCGCACTTAACCTCGCTGGATACTTCGCTAAGACTAAACAAAGCCCAAAGAAGGCAATTGAAACGACTAAGCCAGCTCTTGCGGAATTCATAAAAGAGCAAAGGCCTAATGATCCTGAGCCGATTGTCTGGGATGTAAGCGAGATAGCAAATCAATTAGGTGCTGAGATAATTGATGAAATCCCATTATGTTCTGGTGGAGATGGGCCAATGGTGCTAAAGACTGGCACAAAGGAAGGCAAAGAATATAGGGGCTGGGTCTGCCCTACACCTAAGTCTGGCCATCCTGCTAAATGGATGCGTATTGGTTCAGATGGGCATTGGGTCTTTCAGAAATGAGAAGTGATGCTCATCCGTTTATCTGCTCAGCTTGCAAGTTGGTTACTCCGCATATTGAGCTGCATAAATACGATTCATCAGATATTGCAGAAGCACCCGAGGAAGTCTGGTTAGTTGAGTGCCAAAGGTGCTTTATGCAAAGAATCATCTATCCATCAGATCGCGTAACTGCCAAAGAGGACGATATTGTCCGGTGCGACCAATGCGGTAAATGGAAGATGAAGGCAGCAAAGTGTCGAATATGCCGATTAGCTGCTGGACTTGAATCAATATCAGAACGCTATTGGACTGGTAATGAGACGCTAGAGAGACCTTACAATGCCTCTTTATGAATATCGCTGCGATAAATGCGAAGCAACAAAGGATGAATATCAGCCAATTACCTTAAGAAGTGAAGTAATCTGCGATAATTGCAAGGTTCCTATGTGGAGAGTGTGGAGACCCAATCCAATCCACTTTAAAGGCGAAGGCTGGGCAGGGAAGGACAAATGAGCAAACCCCATTCTATTAGATATATCCGTCAGCTGATGGAATGGGGATTTGATAAGGAGTTCATTGCTAAAGATTGCGGTATCAACCTAGAATCGCTTGAAACTAGGTTAAGAAGAGCTAACGAAAGGGAGCGTAGGAATGGGAATCAAGGAACTGAGTCTGGAACTAGCAGCAGTCAGCCTAATAGCTGATGAGGCTAAGAAGGCCAAGGATAGGCTAAGAACGGCTCTACAGGCCGAGATGGACGCTATTGGCGCAGATAGGGTCAAGGCTGAATATGGTGATGATGTGATTGCCTATGTAACTACTACTAAGCCTAAATTTAAGTGGGTTATTAAGTCAGATAAGCGATTCATTGATTGGGTTAGAGCTAATATCCCTAGTGAAATAGTTGAGTCAGTAAGAGAATCATCAATTGATGCGATATTAGATAAGTTCAATTATCTGGACGATATGGTAATTGATCCAAATGGTGAAGTAATTGATTGGTTAGAAGGCAGTCAGTCAGAGCCTTATTTAATGACTAAGTTCCATAGCGACGGCAAAGAAACGCTGAAGAACGCGTTTCAATCAGGCCAGTTAGAATTTAAAAAAATATGGGAGTTAGAATGAAAGATGATATATATCCAATCTGGAGAGATGTAGATGATCATATGGATATGCCAGATGGAGTGGATATGAAACACCGCTCTGAACAGGACTTATATTAATGCCTATTGACTTAGGTGATACACTCTCGCCGTTGGACGGGCGCGCAGCTGGCCCAAGCCAAGAGGTTGAGGGGGGCCATTGCTTTCGCCTGATGGCTTCAGCGATTGCAGCTGCATTACTTATATTTAATCAAAGCCCAGCAAAAGCAGATATGAATCTAAAGCTTTATGCTTACAATAAAATGGATTGGTCAGAATTCCAATGTTATAACTGGCTAATTCATAAAGAGTCTCGCTGGGATTATCGCGCTCGGAATGGATCGCACTATGGCCTTGGCCAGATGCGTTCTACTTGGTATAGAGACCTTAGCCCTAAGAAGCAAATAGATGCGCATATTAAATACATAAGGCACAGATATAAAGATGGTGGCGCTTGCGCTGCGCTTCATCACTTAGAGACCAAGGGCTGGCATTGAGCAGAAGATATAACTCAACTTACTATCAGCGGACTAGATTGCAAGTGTTGCAACGCGATTACAATACCTGCCATTACTGCGGACTAAAAGCCAATACAGTTGATCACTTGATACCTATCAGCAAGGGTGGAACTGATGAAGCTTCTAATATGGTGGCTTGTTGTTCTCAATGCAATAGTTCTAAGCGAGATCGTATGACCCCTACCTTTTTTGAGCGCGCATCCAGACCCACGACCCCCATTGGGAAGATTTTCCCTGAAAATGGCTCGGCGAGGCATTACCAAGAATGAAAGAGCTTGCTCTGGCTGAATTGGGTGAGATTGTCCGAGTCAGGGACGAATCGGCTTACCGAGGTGTGCCAGAACCGCGTATTCACACAAAACTCAATGATTTACCCTCTTACGGCGAGCAAATGATTAAGTTCTGCGAAGAAATTGGCTTTGAATTGATGCCTTGGCAGCAATGGCTTGCTCACCATACTTTGAAATATAAACCTGATGGCCGATGGGCTCACCCAGTAGTTACTTTACTTTGCGCTCGTCAGCAGGGTAAATCAACCTTTATGGCGCTTCAAATCTTATTCAGAATCTATGTTTTAAAGGAAAAACTCCAAGTCCATACGGCTCATAAACTAACTACTTCAGCTGAATTGTTTTATAAGATCTATGGAATTATTGAACAGAATCCCAGACTAGCTGCTGAATTTACTAAGAAGCTGGAAAGTAAAGGATTTCAGGAACTCCAATTTACCGAAGGTCGCCGATATATCGTCAGGGCCAATAACTCTGCTGGTCGAGGCATCGCTGCACCTGAAACGATACACCTAGACGAAGCTCGGGAATATAAGGATGAAGATGTCTGGTCTGCTTTGCGATATACGCAAATGGCTTCAGCCAATCCTCAAATATGGGTTTATTCAAATGCTGGAGATCAACACTCAATCGTTCTAAATAAACTAAGGGAAAGAGCGATGGCCGCCATCTTTGGCGGTAATGACGATATTGGCTGGTTCGAATGGTCTGCTCCGACCGGTATTAAATTTGATAACTCGCCAACCTTCTGGCTAGGTGTCTGCCAAGCTAACCCATCTCTCGGCCTAACAGTTCATCCAGATAATATCCGAGCCGTCTTATCAGACCCCGAGGATATTGTGCGCACAGAAGTCTTATGCCAATGGGTCGATACGATTAACCCAGTTATTAATCCGTCTCAATGGGAAAGTTGCAAAGTTGAGGGCCTTCGACTTGACCCTGAAGCTGATACTTGGCTGGCTATTGATCTAAGCCCTAGCAGAAAAGAAGGCGCGCTAGTTGCTAGCCAAAGACTTGAAGGCGATAAGTTCCAAGTGATATTGCTTCAGACTTGGCATAACCCTGCCAATCTTGATGATAAAGCAATGGCTAATGATGTGGCGGAATGGGTTAGAAAATACCCAGTCCAACTAGTTGCCTATTCAGCTAGAACTGCGTCAGCGGTAGCGGCTAGGTTAGCTCCTGCTGGAATAAGAGTCGAGCCAATAGATGGCCTTGATTATGCCCAAAGCTGCGATGAATTACTGGGAGCAATTTCATCTCAGCGGTTAGCTCACTCGGGACAGGAAGAGCTAACCAAGCAATGCCTATCCGCCGTCAAACTCCCTTTCGGTGATGGCGGATGGGTAATGGGTCGCAAAGTAAGTAATACGACTATTTGCGGAGCGATTGCTTCAGCTTTAGCGACACACTACGCAACGATGGCTGAAAGCGGAGTAGATATTCAAATAGTGTAAGTCTGCTCGCTTACAATGTAAGCAATGGGTGCTATAAGAGATTTCCTATTTCCACAGGTTCAGACGGCTAAGCCTACTAAGGTTTCAGATGTTGCAGCCGCGCTGACTCCCGTCCAGATTAGCGATTCAGTTTATAATATTCTTGGCGGTGCAACTAATACTACTCGCCAATTAGCAATGAGTGTTCCATCCGTTGCTAGAGCTCGCAATATCATCTGCGGAACTATTGGCTCATTACCTCTTACAACTTTCAATCGCATAACTGGACAGTATGTAGATCCGCATCGCGTTATTAATCAGCCAGACCCAAGGGTTGCAGGATTCGTAATTTATAACTGGCTCGCTGAAGATATTTGGCTTTATGGTGCTGGGTATGGTCAAGTCTTAGAAATGTATTCATCAACCGATGGCGGTAGAGTAAGAGCTTGGACTCGCGTCAGCCCAGACCGCGTTACAGTTGATACAGATTTCTTAAATACTGAAATTACTGGATATAAAGTCGATGGCAAGTCAGTTCCACTTCAAGGAGTTGGCTCTATTATCCGATTTGATGGCCCAGATGAAGGATTGCTTCACAGAGCTGGTAAAACAATTGCAGCTGCCGTATATCTTGAGAACGCAGCAGTAAATTATGCTAAAGAGCCTGCTCCAACTATGGTTCTCAAATCTAATGGAACTAATCTAACTGCCGAAAGAATTTCAGCACTTCTTAGCGCTTGGAAAACTGCGCGTCAATCTCGCTCTACTGCATTTCTAAATGCTGATGTAAATCTTGAGCAATTTGGCTTTGATCCTAAATCATTGCAACTTGCAGAAGGCCGTCAATATGTAGCGCTCGAATTGGCTAGAGCTTGCGGCATCCCTGCTTACTTCTTGAGCGCCGAAGCGACTTCTATGACTTATTCAAACGCGGTGTCCGAGCGGCGCTCATTAGTTGATTTCTCACTTCGCCCAATCCTTAAAGCGATTGAGGAACGCTTATCATTACCGGACTTTGTTCCAAATCCAGTAATGGTGCGCTTTGCACTTGACGATTTCTTACGCGGTAACGCATTAGAAAGAGCGCAAGTTTATGAAATCCTAAACCGCATTGGCGCGATGAGCGTTGAGCAGATTCAGCGAGAAGAGGACTTGATACCAAATGAAGGTTAATATGCCAATGGCAGTTACCGCTGCCGACACAATAAAGAGAACGATTACTGGGACTATCGTTACTTGGAATGAGCAAGGAAATACCTCAGTAGGCCCGACAGTATTCGCAGCAGATAGCATTGAGATTAAGCCAGTCAAGCTCCTTCTGGAGCACGACCGCACTCGCCCAATTGGCAAAATGGTTTCTCACAATGTAACTGCTAACGGAATTGAGGCGACTTTTAAGATTGCCAATACTATGGCCGGAGAAGATGCCTTAGTTGAAGCAACTGAAGGGCTACGCGATGGATTTAGCGTAGGCGCTCAAATAAATGAATGGACAAATAACAAAGGCGTAATGCAGATTACTTCAGCAACCCTAGATGAAGTTTCTCTAGTTACTGATCCTGCAATTGATTCTGCTCGCGTAAGCGAAGTAGCAGCATCCGAGAATGAAGCACCAAAAGAAGATTCTGATTTGGCAACCGCTGATTCAGAGAACCCAACCGAAGGAGACCAAGTGTCCGACACTACCGCTCCTGCTCCTGCCGTTGAAGAAGCGGTAGAAGCAGCCAAAGTAGAAGCAGCAGCTCCAAAGCCTGCTTTCTACACAACCCCTCGCCTTGAATTTACAAAGGCAAAATATCTAGAGATGAGCGTTCGCGCTGCTCTAGGAAATGACGATGCTCGCGCTTATGTTCGCGCAGCAGACGATAATACTTCCAACAATAGCGGCCTCGTTCCGGTGCGCAGCCTAACCGAGGTAATTAACCCTCTAGCAAATGCTGATCGTCCAGCAGTTGATTCAGTATCTCGCGGCGTTCTTCCAGATGCTGGAATGAGCTTTGAGATTCCTAAACTAACTGCCGTTCCAACAGTTGGAGAAGAAGCTGAAGAAGCAACAATTGATGAGACAGGAATGACTTCTGAGTTCCTTTCAGTTTCCGTTAAGAAGTATGCAGGCGGACAAGAGTTCTCAGTAGAACTTCTCGACCGCTCTTCACCAGCGTTCTTTGATGAGCTAGTTCGTCAAATGGAATATGCCTATGCAAAGGCAACAGATGTCGCAGTAGTAACTGGCTTAATTGCTGGTGGAACAGATGGCGGAAACCGCACTCTTGATGCAGCTGGACTTCTTGACTTCGTATCCGATGCTGGAGTTTCAATCTATTCCAACACTCTTGGATTCGCACAAAATATCATCGCATCACCTCAGCAATGGGGCGCAATCCAGAATCTAGCTGATGCTGGCCGTCCGATTTATCAGAACTTGATTGGCAATATGAATCAAGGTGGAAATCTCGGCGCAGGTTCTGCAACTGGAAATCTTCTCGGTCTTAACTTCCGCGTAGATCGCAATCTCACAACTGGCTCTGGTGTTGGCGATAACACAATCATCATCATCAATCCAGAGGCTTATACTTGGTATGAGTCAAGCCGTTTCCGCTTGGAGACTGCTCAGGTAGCAACTGGTCAAATCAAAGTTGCTTACTATGGTTATGGCGCACTAGCAACAAAGGTAGGCGCTGGCGCTTATCGTTGGATGGTTGCGTAGTTAATTAAAAAAAGTGAGGGCCAGTCCGCTCCCGAGCTGGCCCCTCACCTAAGTGCTTGAAAGGATGACGAAATGCCTACGATAGTTACGGCCACAGAGCTTAGGACGATCCTTGGCGTTTCGTCATCCCTATATTCAGACGCTTATTTAGGCGACATAGTAGATGCTTCGGAGAATCTAGTTCTCCCAATGCTAGTTACTTTTCAAAGCAAGATTAACAAAGTCAAGCTGACCAATAATATTGCTTACTTTGAAACTGCAACAATTCAAGAATTCACAGAAGGCCAATCCGTAATTATTACTGGCTGCGGAGCTCCTTTCAATGGCACTCACACAGTAACCAATGACGAAATTTCAGATTATGTATTTACAGTCGCAATCACCAATGCAGACATATTGGAAAAAAATATCATCCCAGCAGGAAACGCTGCGCTATCTGGATTATCGACCTATGTCGGAAACCCCAATGCTGAAGCTGCTATTTTGGCTATCTCCGTTGAAATCTTCCAATCCAGAACCGCCGCTGGTGGATCAATCGAAGGCGTAGATTTCGCAGTTACTCCTTACCGCCTATCTAAGAATTTACTCGCCAAAGTAACTGGCTTACTTGGCCCATATCTTGATGTCGAAACTATGGTGGGCTAATGCCAGCATCAACAATTGCTACAGATGTTAGAGGCGCAATTAAAACTGCTTTAGCAGGATGCACCGCTAATATTTACGACTCAGTTCCAGAAGCGCCAATAGTTCCAGCAATCGTAGTTGTCCCAGATGCGCCTTATATGGAGCTTGAGGTCTTAGGCAAATCAACTACTCGCGTCAAATTAAATTACACAGTTACTGCTTGCGTTGCGTATTTCAGCAACGCCGCTTCTCTGGACAATTTAGAGCAATTAATCATTAGTATTCTTGGAGCGCTAAACGCTTCCAAGTATGAGTTATCGACAGTCGATAGGCCGTCAGTAACAACAGTAGGAACGACCAATTTATTGGTTGCAGACATACGCTTGAGCGTCCGCTACGAGCAAACCGCATAGGAGACCCAAATGCCAACTACAGTAATAACTGGGCGCGATGTAACCTTTACACTCGATAGCGCTGCTTACGATGCCCAGGCAACAAGCGCAGTTCTCAGCTGCGAAACAATTATCGAGACCTATCAGACCCTTGATGGTCGCGCTTATAAGTCCGTTGATAAGCAATGGACATTTACAATTGAACTGCTACAGGATTGGGGAGCTACTAGCTCACTATTCGAAGCAATGTGGGCTGATGCTGAAACAGCACCTAACACCACACTCGCAGTTTCATTCACAGCCGTAACTGGCGCAGTATTTGCTTTCAATGTATTGCCAATCTTCCCAGCAGCAGGCGGCGCAGCACCAGGAGCGCTTACTGATACTTGGACGATGACGGTAGTTGGAACACCTACAGAGACCTTCAGCTAAGAGATCGGAGCATCGGGAGCTATGAAACTATCAATCACAATTGAATATAACTCTGGCGAGTCAGCAACTTATATTGCTCAACCGCCAGAGTGGGCTAAGTGGGAAAAGGCAACTGGA